CCTTCGTGATTAATGTAAGGTTTGTATCGCATAGAATGGAGGCATTTAGGACATTTTAGTACATAATCCATTATTATTGCTCCTTCTGATTCATTATTACTAGAAGTGGTTCTTCTTCTTCTGTCTGTTCTATTATCTCTGTTTGTTGATTACAACATTCTAATCCTTCGTTTAGTCTCCATATCTGTCTTGCAATCGGTAAATATCCGTACATTTTACTTGTTTGTTCACATTCTAGACAGAATACTGTCGTAGTTCCATATCCTTCTGGGGCTTTGTCTCTCATATTACTACCTAAATAGGCTATTATATATATACACTTCCGTTTAAATCTCAAAAAAAGCATATATATACCGCTAAAAGATACAAGCGTTCGCTAGATTTTAGCGAATTATTATTATTAAACGGCAGTACAGTGGCCACTAATAATGAGCGGTAGTATTGATTTCATATAAGATTTGGGCCTTCGGCCAAAGGATTTAGTCGGTAATGCTCATAAACCTCGCCTACATCGGAAAGAGCATGGCTAAAAGTGATTCATTTTTTATCAGAGGAATAGTAACATCGAACGGAACAACATATGCACAGTCGGAAATAGACTTAGGTTCATATGTTAATTTAGGAGTAAGCAAGTCTACTCTACTTAGAATCCATAACATATCTTGTCAAATTACTGATGAATCCGATACATCTCTTTCAATTGTTGGTGCTAACATGTGTAGAATAGGCCATCAGCTTACTACACAATCTCAAACTGCCATAGTAACAGCTGATGATAAATCATTAATTTCTAGCGGTGCAATGCAATTATACAATGCTCAAACCGCACCCGATGGTTCAGATGTTGCTGATTTTAATACAGGATTTGCTACACATGACTTTGATGTAGCCCCTCAAATGTTTACTAAAGGTTATCTGGTTGGTGTAGATTCTTTATTTTTGGCAGTTAAACAATCAACAGCTTTAACATCTGGTAACCTAAACGTAGCCTATGTTATGGAATGCACACTTGAAAGCGCAACACAAGCTAACAGTGTTGCATTAGCTCTTAGCCAACAGTGATTACAATGGTTAGTAAAAAGAACCAAGATTTAGTAGAGACTGCGCTTGAACAATTGATAGTCGCTGGATTTCAATCTCGTGGAATGGAACCTGAAGAAGCCAAACTTGCAGGTAGAGCAACCATGATAGGTCTTGGTGTTGTAGACAAAGCAATTGGAGCAGGGCAAAAGTCACAAAGGGCTGTAGGAAGAACTGTCAAGAAAACTGCTAAAAGAGAATTAAATGACTGGCAGAAGTTTGTTAAAGGCAATAAAAATAAGCATAAGTACAAATCCGGCTCTAAAAAAGGACAAGTCAACTTTAAATCAATGTCCAGAGCATTTAAGAAAACACCGAAAGGGAGGAAAAAGAAATGAAGAAGATAGGACAATATACTGCAAGAGGAATAGTTACAGAGACAGAGACAGAAGCAGGCGCTCCACAACTCGTACATTTGTTTGATGGAAGGTTTGATACTGCATACAGAATAACAAGCTTCAAAGTTTGGTCTTCAGATTACTCTGGTTCTTCCAATCCAGATGTGATTGGAAAGTTATCTAAGAATCCAGATGGTTCTACAGCTGCAGCATCTTTCTTTAGAGCTGATGATGATAATCAAATTGCTTGGGCAACTTCTGCAGGTTCAGGAGATGGAGGTTTAGGATTCGGTGATTCAATTATAGATTTAGATAACCTTGTTGTTGAGGATTTATATGTGTATGCAAGGTCAACAACTGCTGGTGTTAATGTAAATTATCTTATTACAATGGAAAAGTATGATATTACTGAAGCAAGAGGTGCACTAACTATGGCAAGAGATAGAGCACAAGGTGATATTCTTTGAATGATGATGTAGAAAAAACATTAGCAGACCCAAAACATCCTATTTGGAAAGTAATGCTTGGACTTGTTGCGATATTATCTGCTCTTTGGATGAATGGAACTGTCTAATTATTTTCTAAATCCAACATAAAAGAAATGCCACCACTTCTTTAATCTAGGCTTCTCCTTCTCTATGTGTTGCTCCAGACGTTTTTCAAGTCCTCTTATTTTCATTATCGCTTCATCTCTTTGGTCTAAGACATCTTTTATGATTTCTTGTTGTTCTATTTCAACTAATGTTGTTGTATCTGCTTGTCTCCATCTATAATAATGTCTTATCGCATTCCTAATATACACAGATTGCATTCTGGGTTTAGATTCTACTTGTATTATTCTCCAACATTCATCATCTAAACTAACTAGTTTAGTTTTATTTGTTCTACTCATAGAATCTACCTCCACAATCGTAACAAACCCACCTTCTATCTAATACACCTTCGTGATTAATGTAAGGTTTGTATCGCATAGAATGGAGGCATTTAGGACATTTTAGTACATAATCCATTATTATTGCTCCTTCTGATTCATTATTACTAGA